TTAGGCGCTCCGCCGGATGACGGTGGCGGATACCAGTTGTCGGCCAGTGTCTTTGACCAGTTCCACTTGCTCAATCAGGCGTCCGACTTCTGCCGCAGAGTAGTGGGTTGTGACGTTCTCGCTTGTGTGCCCTAGCAATACTTGTCGGTCTTCGAACGGAACGCCGGCAATCCTCAGCCGATATCCAAAAGTGTGCTTCAGATCGTGGACCCGGAACTTGGCAAAGCCAGGGTTTGGCCGTCGCATGAACTTTGCAGCAAACTCTTGCGCCGCCCTGGTGCGGGCTTTGCGCCAGGCGTGGCCGTTCATTCGCTGGATGTTGTCGTCGTTCGGGTTCCCGCTCTCGTGGTACGCAAACACATAAACCGGGTGGCGGCCGCGCAGGGTTTCAATAATGGACCGGGCTACGCTGTTCAGCACAACGATGCGCTCGCTGCCATTCTTGACGCCTGATTTATCGGTTCGCCCGCCAAAGTTTGCCGGGATCAAAAACACGCTGGTTTCAAGCTCGGGAACACGAACCTCCCATTCCCATTTCAAATAGCACACTTCTTTTTCTCGGCATCCTGTGTTGACCTTAAATAGCGCCATGATGGCCAGATGCTCGGGTAATTCTTTGAACAGTAATTTTTGTTCGTCCCAAGACATGGGATAAGCGGGCCTAGTTTCGGCTCGCTCGTTCAATTTGGAAATCGAGGGCGGTCTTTCAAGCCATGTCATTCCAAATTCATCCCGCCATTTAGAAGCGGCCAGCGCTAGAATTCGGATCACAAGTTCCAGCGCGATATTAATGGTCCTGGGCGTGACTCCTTCTCTATCGGTGCGCTTATCTAAGCGGGTGGTTTGGCGGAACTCTATGAACTCCCGTATTGATCCATCGTGCAGTTTGCTAAGCTCCACGTCGCCAATGTATTTGTCCAAGATTTTCAACTGGTCGGCGCAGTCGCCAATGCTGGGCATGTGCTGGTTTTCGAGCAGATACTTTGTCGCGGCTTCCCGCCATATTCTTGGCGGGCGAATGCCATAAACTTGTTGCTGCCGTATTTTTTCCAGCTTGTGGATCAGGTATTTTTCCGCCTCCGCGCGGTCGTGAGTTCCAGTGCTTTCGCGAATTCTGCCGACTCCCTGGACTTGTTTGTCAATGAACCAGATCCCGCCCGGCGTGCGCTGCGTGAGTCCGGTGATTTGCTTGCGTGCCATGTCGTTTTCCTTTCTGGCCGCTTGCCGCTGCCGTCATTGTTGTTGTGGGTAGGGGTGTTTTGCAAGTGGACTGAGGGGGCGGGCTCGTTTGCCGCCTCTTTGCTCTGCAAGTGCTGGGCTATCAGTTCTTGTTTGCGGCGATCTATCCATGCGTCGATGTCGGCGCGGTCGTAGTGCAGAATCTGACGCACGCCGCCGCCTTTCTCTTCGAACAGTTGGAGCCCGTTCAGATGGGGGAGAACGAGCTCGCGGAACTTCTTGTCGCTCATGCCGCAGTAAGCCGCGGCCGTGGCTTGTTTCATGAGCCTGGGGGTCATTTCTTGTTGTCCTGGGGTGGAGTGCCCCGGCCGCTGGTGGCGGTGGGGCGAGTGACGAAGGGTGGGTTATTGCGGTTTCAACATGGGATGCTACGGGTGTGGAGGCTCTCGGTTATGCGGCTGCTTTAATCGCTAGAAGGATGTCGCGCATGACTGGAGGGCAAACGGCGTTCCCTAGCATGTGAACCGCAAGGCGGTGCTGTTGGGGAATAATGTACTCAGCAGGGAAGCCCATGGCGGCGCGGCATTCCTGCGCGGTAAGCATGCGCATTCGGTCGCCATCTATAACCGCCCATCTATCCCTTGTCGTAATTGTTCCTATTGGCCGGGATAAGCTGCGGCCTGTTTCACCTGAGCCTGTTCCGTAATACGGCGCAAGGAATCGGTCGCCAAATCGGGCCCGGCCGGATGAAATCCGTTTAAGAGTTGCGGTGCTTCGGCCTGGTTTTTCTATCTGGCTCCACTTGCCGGCAGAGAAATCTATGAAGCTATCGGCGCCCGTGTGTTCGTGCTGGGGTAGCTGAAGCTCGATAGGGTGTTTGCTACGGGTCATGACGAGATAAAGGCGCTCGCGGTTTTGTGGTACGCCGTGGTCTGCCGCGTCGAGGATGTAGGGCTGAATGGCGTAGCCCAGCGCGTGCATGGCTTGACGCCAAGCGGGGTAAAGCTTCCATCGCGTGAATGCTGGGACGTTTTCCACCACGATAAAGTCTTGGAGGTGGAATTCGGCCAGGGCGACTACGGACCATGCGGTTGCTCTGCTGCTGTCGTGTTGAGGGTTGCCGTTTGCCTTGCCTCGCGCAGGGCTGTGGCCTTGGCAGCATGGGCTTGCAAGTAGTCCGTCATGCGGCGGGATCGTAGATGGGTCTACTTGGTGCAGGTCCTGGCAGACGTGAATGGCTCCGGGGTGATTGAGGGCGTGCAGGTTTACGGCTGCGCGCCAGTGGTTGCCGGTCCAGACGATTTTTGCGCCGGCCATGGATGCTCCCTCGCTAGACCCGCCCATGCCGGCGAATGTGTCGGCTACTTTCATGCTGAAGTCGTCCCTGAATGCTGCTTGCGATACCACCACGTAACCGGGCCGTCATCGGTGTCATGTAATGCCAGTATGTGCCAGCCTTCGCCCTTGGGGGGCTTCGGGTGCCAGCTGATGAAGCTGCCGGTCTTCTCGTGAATGGCGAACAGTTCGTCTGCGTTGTCGTCGTTCTCCATCCAGTCGCAAGTAATCTCTATGCCATGATCTGCAAGCCATTCCCTGGTTTTAAATCCCTCGAGGGCCCAGCGGATGCAGGGGTGTACCCATTGGCCGCATTCATCACGCTGTACGTCTGCCGGCGCGAAAACCTTCTTCTCGATGTCCTTGGCCAGGTGGGGGAACTCGGCCTGGACGGCTGTGGCGTAGGCCAGCGCCGCCGGTACGGCGAACGGGTCATAAGTCAGATCGAGGGCGAGGTATTCCGCGCCGTGGCGGTCGCCGCCGGGTTGGTCGCGGCCGTCGATGCGGGAGACGTTGAATTTGTGATACAGGCCGCTTATCTGCTGATTCATGAGGGTTGCTCCGGAAATAGATCGCCCTGGCCGGCGGCACCGAGCGGTGCCAAGTCGCTGGCCGTGGCGATGATGGTTTGATGGGTGGTGCTGTGGAGGATGAACGAGACGCCGCCGGGCTTTGCGTAGCCGCCGTTTGTGCGGCGGTGGACGGTTCGCCCGGCCAGGTGCTTCCAGTCTCCGGCCGGGCTGATGGCAAACAGGGTGTCAAACGGTAGGCGGCGGGCGTCGTCTCTTGCGGCGTCTAGATCGGCGGCGGTGCCGGGGTTCACGGGCTCACGCCGTCGAGGCGCAGGAAAACGTAGTAGTCGCTGTTTTCGGGCGTGATCTGGATTGACTGATTGATCGGGTCGCGGTGAGTGCGCAGCCGGCGCCGGCTGGCCAGCGTGGTCAGCGTGGACTGATTGATGCCGCCGACAATCGCGCATGTCGTTGCGGAAATGTGGTCCGTGGTGCCGCTGAGGGTGGTTTGCCGCGCGCCGTGTAGTTGCGTGGTCACAGTGTCGATAGTGGCGCCGGGCACGTTTTGAATATCGCGAATCAGTTCTTCCAGCTGGAAGCTAGCGGCTTTCAGGTTTTGAACCTGCACGGCCATTTGTAGGGCGGTTTGATCTAACTGCTGTTGAACGTCAAATTTCAGTTCCATGAGCTTGGCTCCTGATGTGCCGGCAGCGGTGCCGGCGTTGGGGCGGTTGTTTCGGTGCGAAGATCAGCGCCGCCGCAGTGACGGCGCTGGCGAGGATTAAGGTAACGGCTGGCATTGGTCTTTCAGGTCTTTCTCAACCGCTTCGGCCATGCCGGCAAGGGTGGCCAGGCTGGTGGGTTTAGGAATGATTTCGATGGCGGTCAGATAGTCGTGTTCGTTCCATTCGCCTTCCCCGTTGATCTTCAGCATTTTCCCGCCGCCGATGTCGAGGTAATCCCCAGTGCGGATGCCGTGCTTCTCTGTTGCGTTGTAAAGCGCGTCTAAGGTTTCTTTGATGTGTTCCCTGGCTTCGGTTTGGGCGGCGTAGTATTTCTTGCGCGCTTCATCGGCCCCCTCTTTTAGCTTTGCCATTTTGCGGATGGCCTTGGTCAGTTCTTGGGGGCTCATGCGTTTCCCTTCTCACCCCGCAGGATGGGCGCCAGCTGGTTGAACAGGTCGTCCCATACTTGGCGCAGGCGGTGCTTGGGCATGAAGGGCCAGTCGCTGGCCAGGACTTCGGCAAACGTCAGGTTCTGCGTGGTCATCTGGCGGATGTCTTCGCCAAAACACTGGGCGTCTCGCTGATGAATGGTGACAACCCCGGCGATACGGTCGCGGTGGTTGTGGTAGATGACGGACTCGTGAAACGGGGTTCCAAGGCTGTCTACCAGCGGGCCGTTGCGTTCGTTGAGCCAAACCACGATAGGCGCCGTAGTGCTGGCGATCAGGGCGTTGAGGCCGTCTACTGTGTCGTCCTGCTCTTGTCCGGCGATCAGGATCGAGTGGAGCAGCACGCGGCGCTGCATGCTGGACAGCACTTCGAGGGCTCCCGTTTCGGCAATGTAGGCCGTAGCCGGGATAAAGCTGGTGGCCCCGTTATCCACCACGGTCGCACCCTGGTGCTGGTAGATCCATTCCACCATCGCATCAAACGCCCTGGAGTTGATTTTGTTGTTCTCCATGATGTCGAGCGGGCGGACGTTCATGGCCTTGTGGCGGGACAGCGTTTTGTTTACCGGGTCGCTATCGATGCCTAGCGGGTTGTTGTTGAGCGCTGCCTCCACTTGCATGATCAGCGATGAAACAAGGGACTTTCCGATGCCGCCCTTGCCTTGCAGAACGTGATTGCTGTTGTACATGTGCTTACCATTTCTCTCGTTTTTGGGTGTGGGTGTGGTCGTTGAAGTTGAAGCGCTTGGGTCCGTTTGCTGGGCTTGTCGAGGGCGGCAAGGGCGGCGCGAGGGTTGGGGCATGCGGCTTTCCTTTCTTGATGGCCTTCCGCGAGCGGTGCAGCGCTACGCGGAATTCGTTCAGATTCATTTGCAGGCCGGCGGCGGCAAGGGTGTTCAGGATGCTGGCGTGAGTGGCTCCGCGCTGGATGGCGGCTTCAATCTCGGGCAGTGCGGCGCGGAAGCGTGCCGATTTTCTTTCAGCGCCCAGTTCCGCCAGCGCTTGAGCCAAGCTGGGCGTCTGTTCCATGGGGTGTAATGTTTTGATAACGACTTGCTAACGGGCTGTTAACGTGTCGCTAATGGTTTGATAACGAGCGGACTCAGCGGGGGCGGACGATGCGGCGGGCCGGGCAGCTGGGCGGCGTGTCCCAGCCGTCGCCAGTGTCGGCCAGCCGGCGCCGCTCTATCGCCCGGTCTTCCAGCCGCCGCCGCGTTTCGCGGACCTTTGCCGCGTGCTGCGGGTCTTGCTCCGCTTTGGCGAAGTGGTAAAGAGTGGCGGTGCGGACTTCGGCCACTTGGGCGGCGGCTACGCGGATAGAGATGGTCATTGTTGGCTCTCTTCGAGGTCTTCGGCGGTGACGATGTATTCGTTGATCTGTTCGACTTTGTAGAGGGTGCATTGGCAGTGCTTGCGCGCCCACTCGCCTAAGAGGGTGTGGAGTTCTTCTTGGGCCTCTTTGCTCGGGTTGGGGTAGTCATCATCGGCTTCCCCTACGGCTTCATATGCGCCATCTCTTAGGCTTTCCAGCACGGAGTCAATATTGATCCATTTGGCGGGGTCTAGGTCCTGGCGGGAGCCGTGGTAAACGATGTCGCCGGGGCGAAGCTCTTCGTTGATGGCTAGTTCCGAGAAGTCCTTGTAATCGAACGCTTCGCCGTCAGCGCTCCAAAGAGCGTTGTCCGGGCGGGGTTGCTTCGGGCTGTGCTGGGCGATGGCGGCCAGGCCGGCCGCGGTTACGGCGAACCACGGGGAGCCGCCGGTTAATTCAGATGCGGTGGATTCTCGCATCAGGCCGGCGCTGACCAATTCACGGCAGCGCAAGACGTCATCGCCGCCGGCGACATAGTGGTTGCGGTATTGCTCGCCAAGGCCGTACTCATTGACGCCGACTGTGTGTTGCAGGATTTTGAGTAGTTCGGGTTTCATCGCGTGGTTTCCTTGCTGTAGTCCTTAATGCGCCAGTCTTCGGCCAGCTTTTCGAAAACTTCGCCGCCGTTCTTGAAATAGGTGTGGACTTCCTGGGCGGGGCTCCAGTCCATCGCCAGAACGCTGAGGCAGTCGGTGAAAACTTCAAGGTCAAGCCGCCGAAAGTTGGTCAGATCGAACTTGAAGCGGCTCCCGTTGTAGAGGCTCAGCAGAAAGCTAGCGACTACCTGGCTTTGCCCTGAGTCGCGTTGCGCATGGGTCATCAGTCTGGCTAATGCCGGATGGCCTTTGTCTTGTGCCGTGGCGCAAAACCGGCGTATCTGATGGATTTTTGTGAGGTGGTTGTCTATGGAGCTCATGCCGCCTTCTCCTCGCTGTTGGCCTGGGCGGCGGCTTTGGTCTTCACCGCCTTGGCCAGGCTCTTGTACAGGTCCGGGTGGGTGGTCTTGAGGTAGTCCACAATCTGGACGTCCTCGCCGCGTAGCGTGGTCAGGTCGATTTGCTCGATGTAGACCAGTCGCAACAGTTCGCGGGTGGGCTTGGGCATGTTGCGGCCGGTTTCGTAGCGGCTGCCGGCGGACTGGGTGGCGCCGATGCGGGACCAGAACGCATGTTGGGTCAGGCCGGCGGCGCGGCGGATATCGCGGGGGTCATTGATCTTGCAGAAACGGTCCATTTGCTAATCCCTCGTTAATGGGTTGCTAACGCTGTGTAATGTTTTGCTAATGCCCAAGCCCCAAAAAAAGGCCGGGCGGCCTGGGGTGGTGGTGCATCCCGCTGCGCTCTCGGTGGAAAGCGCAATGGGATGCCGGCGGAGCTATCAGAGGAGAGCGCGCGTTAGTTGAACGTGCGTTGCGCCGCCGGCGTAGGTGCGCGCCATTGGCGCGCTGTTGGATGTCCCGGCCGGAATGGGCCGGTGCATATTCGCAGGTTGTTAAAGAACAATAATGTGTTTACGCATTAAAGAATACGTAAAAGGATTCTCTTTTGTCAACATTTGTTCGCCGGGTGTGTTTTTTTTGATGAATGGCTGGGCTTGCTTGGAGGGGGTAAAGCTGTGGGGAGGGGCGGGGATGTCGGAGGGCTTAAAGCGTCAATGGGTAAAAGTGCCAACAGGGCAAGGGCATTGTCTTAACATTCTGAGAAATACATAAGACTTCTTGATAGTTCTGCTAAGTTCTGCCAAATCTGAAACTAGTTAGAACTACTTAGTTGGTGTTCGGTGGACTTCCATGAGCGTTTGAGATTGCTGAAGCGGCGCCGACGGGTGCCGGCACGCGTCATTGCGGAGGCGTGCGGGGTGAGTGTGCAAACCGTTTACAACTGGTTGAAGTTCTCCACGCCGGATTCGTCAAATATGACGAGGCTTTGTGTGTTCTTTGGGGTGGCGCCGGACTGGCTGCTCTATGGGCGGGAGTCGGTGGGGCGGGAGCTACTTTTAACCGAACTGAATAAAATATTGCCATCAATCACTGAGGAGCGGTTGAATATTTTGCTGGCAATTGCCGTCGAATTTATGCGTACAGATGGCGCCTAGTGCGCCATCTGTACTTATAAAATACGTGCAAATAGTACAGTATATATCCTGACATCATCACTTTAGCATGGGCGCGTGTTGGGTATTGCCAGCGGGGGCTGGTTCTGGCGGGGTTATGTGATCAATAACAAGAGGCTGGATATGAACACTTCGCTTGGGAGCTTTAAAGGTGGTGGTATTGGTGATGGCGCGAGGGCGCAGCTGAGCTTGGTTTTGAAGGAAGAAGACGACGAAGTTGTGGTTCGATGGTCTGGGGATGTGGCGCGGCTGGTGGCGTCAGTTGATCAACTGAAGCTTTCGGAATTGTTGCAGCGCTTACGTGGCAATCTTTAGAGTGAGGAAAAGCGGCTTAATCAGCCGCTTTTTTTATTGAGTGAGTCAACCAGCATGTGGATTAGCTGTGTGACCTCGTTGTGGTCCAGTTGCCTGATTAGGTCTTTAAACAGTACTTCGCGGTTTGTGTAGTGGACCGCGGCCCCCTCGCCAACTGCGATGCGAATATCGCCCCGGTCGCCTCGTGTGATGGGCTGAGATTCGTAGTATCCGGTTGGTGTGTCTCCGCGGAGCTCGGCGACGCTGATGCCAAAAAATTTTGCAATAGGCTCAAGCGTGGAGTGCCTGGGGTCCTTGCTCTCGCCAGTCAGGATTCTATGGATGGTGGGCTGATTTAATTTTGTCGCCTCGGCCAGCTTGGTGGCGTTTGTTCCCGATTCGTCCAAGAGCCTTTGCAGTCGATCTTTTAGTTCCATCCCAAAACTATACGACAACGTACCCTCACCACAAAAATGCGCAAACACATTTTTTGATTGTGTTAAATGTGTTTGCACATTACCATTGGGCATGGACTCGATCAAAGACATGCTTATCTTCCTGCGCGGTAAGGGGTTCACTGATACCGAGGTGGCCCGCGTGACGCGTATTCCTCAGCCCACTATCAGCCGCCTGCGTGCAGGCCAGCATAAAGATACCTCGTACACGTTTGGTAAGCGGATAGAGGCTTTGTTCTTGAAAGAACATAAGCCCAAGTACCGCAATTTTAGTTTTCCCCCTCGGCGGCCACTGACCGGGCCGGCGAGCTTTGCCGGCTGACCCCGGCTTTTTTATTCCGTGTGTGGCTGTGACTGGCAGCCGCAGTAACTATAGCGACCAGAAAAATGAAAATCATGCAACGTGTGCCACACAAGACGCCCATTCGCATTTTGCGTGATGCGTTCACAACGTATCGCCAGCGTTCTGAAAAGTCGTGGGAGGCGGTGGCAGAGGAGTTTGTCGAGCGATTCGATGCGATGGGCCTGGCTCATGTGCTGCCGTTCGAGTTCCAGCGCCCTGGAGCAGGAAAAGACACAGCACGGGTGATGCGTACAAATGGGCAGCGCCTCAATCGTTGGCTGGAAGTGGAAACCAAGGCAACAAGCCAGCTGCCCGTTGAGCTCATGCAAGTGGCTTTGCAGGTGCTGCCGGTGGATTTGCGGCTGTTGGCGATGACGGAAATTGCGCGTCCGGTTGGTTTGGATGTGGCGCTGTCAAAAACGCAGGAGGCCAGCTCCTCCCACGTTGAGCTATTGACGTCGCTTATCAAGGAAACGGGGGAGGGCTTGACGGCATTTTCGATGACGGTTGAGCGGCCGACGCTGGAGCGCCTGGAGTCTGCGCTCATCGAGTTGAGGGAGTCGGAAGCGGCGCATCAAGAGGCCATCGCCGCAGTGCTGGGCTGCATTGCCGAGGAAACTGAAAAGTGTCGGCCCGCGAGTTTCAAAAGCGCCGGCTGATGCAGCAGCGCGCCCGCTTCCGGCACGCGCCGTCCCGTCTCAAGGAAGACGAGCGCCGCCGGATGCTGGCCGATGCCTTGGCGTTGCTGGATGGCCTGGCGCGGGATCGGGCCGAGGAGGCCCGCCGCCGTGGGGGCTGACAGCGGGCTGGTGGAGTGGGTGCTTGAGAGTGGCGACCCGGACAGGGACGCCGCTTATCTGGACTCGCTGCGAGGCAGTCACGGCGGCGCGGCGCTAAGGCTGCGCGAGATGAAGCGGCTGAAATTGGTCTATGGCGACGGCTACAAGATGAATGTTGAGCGCGCGCTGAGTGGGGATGCGCCCCAGTTGGCGGCGGAGATGAAGAACGGCGGGCGTAATGAGGCGCTGGCAATGCTGAACAAGTGACAAGCGATAGAGGGTGAATGTATGCATATTTTGCTGTCTGAGGACGAGCAAGGGGCGCTTGCATCTTGCAGTCTGGAGGCGTTCCGGCTGTATGTGCTAGGGCTGCGGCCGGTGGTGGATATCCGCACCGGCCTGGTGGGGCGAGGTTTTCCGGTTAGCCGCGCGCAGCTGGCTATCAATATCCAGTTTGCGCCGCCGCGTGGAAGCCAGCGGGCGCCATGGAAGCCATCTCTCAAGCAACTGGATGCGTTGGTGGACGAGTTGACCCGCGAGGGCCTGGCTAAGCGGGTTTCAACGGTGCATGAGGTCAAGAAATTGGTTTTGAGGCTGCCCTTGGTCTTATTGCGTCCGCAGGAGGAAGGGGGCATGAGCGGGAATAATGAGCCGGACATGAACGGAAGACCAAACAGCAAGCCCCCGCAAGGGTTTGGCGGCGATGCGGGGCCTGATGAATTGGACGCCACATCTAATCATGAGGCGGACATATCTGAGATATCTGTTGATATAGATATACCCCGCGCGTGCGCTCGCGTGAGCGAGCTTGCGGCGGTGGCCGATGAATTGAGGGTGTCCGGTGACGTCTCCGGCTGGGTAGCGGCAGGGGTAACGCCGGCAGTCTTGAAGCTGGCCGTATTGCGCTGTAGAGAGCATATCCATTTACCCCGGCGGATTCCCGCCAACTATCTGGCGCGCGCGCTGGAGACTGCGCTGGAGACTGCGCTGGAAGGGCGGGAAAGGCCTATCCGTCCGACTGCGAAGCCATCGGCCAGTGCCGGCAAGCCGGCGAGGCCGGGGAATCGTTGGGTGAAGGTGGCGCCGGATGGCGCGTTCGATGGGCTGCCGCCAGTATCCGGCAATCTGCCGCCGGAAGCGGCTGGGGGCGGGGATGACTGGATTGAATGAGGTTGTGGAGTATTTCCCACGGGCTGTCGCGCGGCTCGGCCTGGCTGTTGTTCCCGGTCTCTGTGATGCTCATGGGCCGTTTGAGGCGCTTGTGCCGGCTGGTCGTCGTCCGGTTTGCCCGCGCTGCACTGAGGAAAAAGAGCGTCAGCAGGAAGTTGAGCGACGGCGGGCGGGTATGCTTCGACTGGCGGGCGTTCCCGGTAGGTTCTCTGTGGCGACGTTCAGCCAGCTGGAAAGAGTCTGCGACGAGCAGGTCGCTGTTATCGCAAGCTTTAAGCGCTGGGTGGCCGGCGTGGGCCGTGGGGAGGTTTGCTCGAATGCGGTTTTATTGGGCAAAACGGGAACGGGCAAAACTCACATGTCTTGTGCGGCGGTGCTGGCGCTGATTCGAGGTTGCGGCATTCGGGCCCGCTATGTGACGTCTGAGCAGGTAAAAAGGGAGGTGTGTGAAAGCTGGGGCGGCGGCGGTGAGTCGGAGTCGCGGGTACTGGAGCGTTACGGCGCTTATCCCGTTCTAGTGCTGGACGAGGTGGATATTCTGGACGAGAGGGGGCCGGGGCTGCGGGTGTTGAACTCGGTAATAGACAAGCGTAGCGGGGAGCAGCGGCCTACGGTGTTCATTTCGAATCAGGATCAAACCTCGCTTCAAGAGTTGCTGGGGCGGCGGGCGGTGAGCCGGATGTTTGAAAACGCTTTGATCATGCATTGCCCCTGGGAGGACTACCGGGCCCGCAAGGCATGATAAAATCTCAGCACAAATAAAGCCCGGCAAGACCGGGCTAGGGATTCCCTCGGTCAATAGGGGAATTGTTATGTCGTTTGATGTTGTTCGTCGGGAGGACTTCCCGGAGTATTTATATCAGCGCTTGCAGAATTGGGGCGCATGCTCCCGCTCGAATGGTGGGGGCGGCAGGGGTGGCACTGTGGAGTCGCGGTTTCGCTCTAATCGTTGCCCGGACTGCTATGAAAGTGATGACCCTTGCGAGGTGTGCCGGGTGTATCGGTCTAATTGCCGTGTGCTGGATGTTGAGGATGCGGAGTTGATTGAAGCGGCATGGGTAATGCTTGGGGTTGGCTCTGTTGAGCGGCGGATGTTGCGGGATCATTTCATCTGGTCGTCTCCTCCTCGCGCGGTTATTCGTAAGTATGGTATTCGGCGTGATCAGTTTTGGTATCTGCTGCTCCGTGGCAGTAGGGAGCTTGAGCAGCACGCGAGAATGATTGCTTGCAGGCGTGGTAAATCTGTGGCAGTATCCAGCCGTCAGCAATCTGACCTGCCGGGATGGCAAGCGAAACAAGTGGCGTAGGCCACTTTTCACGCGACCCCATCCGACAAAAGCCCAAGTGTTAACGCGCTTGGGCTTTTTGCATTTCTGGTTTGCGGCATGACATTTCCTTTGGTTCAGCGCCCTGGCGATTCGCCGGGGCGTTGCTTTTTGTGGGGTGGGATATGGCGGTATCGGCTCCGACGCCTTGCCGGGCTAGAGGGTGCGCGGCGCTGGTGCGCGATGGCTCGGGCTATTGCGAGCGACACCGGAAAGAGCGACACAAAGAAGTGGATGGCCGGCGAGAGTCGGCGAGTAAGCGAGGCTATGGCTATCGCTGGCAGCAGTACCGGTTGAAATACCTGCGGGCGAATCCGTTGTGTGTTGTGTGCCGAAAGTTGGGCTATGTCGTTGCGGCCTCGGTGGTTGACCACATCACGCCGCATTGCGGGGACCATCGTTTGTTCTGGAAGCCTGACAACCATCAGGCTTTATGCGCTCCGTGCCATTCGCGGAAAACGGCGAGTGAGGACGGAGGGTTTGGCAACCGCCGCGCGGGTTGATTCGGCAAGGCCGGACGGCGCGGGCGGGCCGGCGAGTGGCCGGGGGCGAGATGGCCCCCGGCCAGGGGGAGGGGCGGGGCAAAAGTCTGGCGGCGGTCGGCCAAGACCGCGTGCTTAGCCACGCTTTTTTATGGCCTCCTGTTTTTGGAGAGGGGGGGGTTAAAAATAGAGAGCCTCTGAGGCGTTTTAGGACGCTTCGGGGGCTTTTTTCATGGGCTGAGGCCCTGGAGGGGCGCTATGAGCGATACAAGGCCGCCGTTCACGGTGGTTCAGGGGGGCGCGGGGGTCGGCGGTAAATTGCCGGTTGGTAAGCAAGATTTGAAAAGCCCGCCGTCGCCGCCGGGCGCGCAGCTGACGCCGCGCGAGCGGAAGGTGTGGGATTACATCTGTTCGAATCTGCGAGATGCGGGGTTGGAACATCTGACGGCGGGGCTTGCGGTAAGCGTGATCTCCAAAACCTATGTTCGCTGGCTAGATGCGGAAATCAAGCTGTCCGAAGTAGAGCAGAAAAACGGGACGTACTTTGTCACATCGCCGAACGGCCACCAGCAGCCGCATGCGGCGTTCTATGTAGCGGCGAAGCTTAAGGGGGATTTGCTTAAATGGCTGCCGGAGTCATGTCTAACGATTCCATCCGTGGCGGCGGTCAAGGCGAAGATGGGGGACAAAGCGCCGCAAGACGACCTGTTCGACGAAATGCTAAATCACGGAAGAAGCCACCCGTCAGCCGCTTACGGCTGATTCCGCCGGAGGAGAAGTGGCAGGAGTGGGACCGGGTGTATGGGGTGCCCGTCCTACGCGGTGAAATTGTGGTTGGCCAGCTCACCATGCTGGCAGTCGAGCGACATTATCGGGATTTGCAGCAGGCCGCGAAACGCGGTCTTTTTTTTAGCCCGGCGCATGCCTGGCACTGCATAGACTTTGTGCAAACGCGCTTTGTTCACATCAAGGGGCCGCTGGCCGGTAAGCCCTTGTTGTTGGATGGCTGGCAGTTGTTTTGGACTGCGGTGTTTATCGGCTGGCGGCGTGAGGCGGACGGGTTGCGACGCTTCCGCACCGGTTATGAGGAAGTCGCGCGGAAGAATGGCAAGTCCACATGGTGGGGGCCAATCGGCGCGTACCTCTGGATGATGGACGGCGAGGGCGGCGCGGAGGTCTACACGATTGCGACGACGCGCGAGCAAGCCATGTCTGTTTTCAAGCCCGCGTTCGATAACGTGAAGCGCTGGCGCAAGCGCTCGCCGGGCCTGGCCCGGTCGATCCGGGTGTTTGATGGCGCGAATCAGGAAAAGATGGTTCTTGGCGAATCGGTCTACAAGCCTTTGCCGGCCAACGCCGAAAGCCTGGACGGCTTAAACCCTTATGCCTGCCTGGTCGATGAACTACATGCGCATAAAACCCGTGAAGTGTGGGATGTGATGGTGTCGGCTCTGGGCGCGAGGGCGCAGCCGCTTATCAACGCAATTACCACGGCGGGTTTCATTCTGACCGGTATTTGCGTGGAGATTCGGACGTACCTTGTCAAAGTCCTACGCGGCGAAATCGAGGATGACTCGTTTTTCGGCGTCGTTTACACGATAGACGAGGGGGACGACCCATTCGATTCCGCTGTCTGGATCAAGGCCAATCCCTCGCTAGGCTCCGCCAAGCGGCATGAATACATGCATTCGAACGCCAGCATGGCCAGGGTCTTGCCTAGTGCCCGCGCCAACTTCTTGACCAAGGACTTGAACGTATTTGTCGGCGATGCGCTTAGCTGGTTTGACATGGAGGTATGGCGCAAGGGCGGCAAGAAGTTTGACCCGGAAATGCTCAAGGGTCGGCGCTGTTTTGGCGGCCTGGACCTGGCGTCTACGCGCGACATTACTGCGTTCGTATTGCTGTTCCCGCCGGAGGATGGGGATGAAGATGGCGATTGGTATGTGTTGGCCTGGTGCTGGGTGCCTCAAGCCAAGGTGGACGCGGCGGAGCAGGACGGTGGCAGCGATTACAAGTCCTGGGCGAAGCGCGGTTTCCTGACCGTGACGCCTGGTGATGTCACGGATTACGACCCGGTGATGGAAGTCATTGAGCAGGCGGCGCTTGATTACGACTTGCAAGAAGTCGCGTTCGATGGATGGAACGCGCAGCAGGTTTCTAACAAGTTGCTGGAGAAGGAAATACCGATGGTCAAAATCCCACAAACCTTTGCCGGCTTGTCCCCTGGTGCAAAGCAGCTTGAGCGCCTGGTGTATAGCCGGCTGTTGCGTCATGGCGGCAATCCGGTTTTGCACTGGTGCGCCGGCAACGTGACATTGCTATTGGACAGCAATGAAAACATCAAGCCTGACAAAAAGCGCTCACAAGGTCGCATTGATCCGATTGTGGCCTTAACGATGGCGGCAAGCCGGGCGGTGGCGCATATCGAGGATGAGGCCTCTGTCTACGAAGAAGGGGGATTGAGAACGCTATGAGCCTGAGTTTCAAAAGCATGTGGCCGTTCGGGAGAAAGAACGCCATTGCGGATGCTAACGCCGCCCTGGTGGCGGGGTTCTTGAAAGGGTATGCGTCACAAACTGGCGCAGTGGTCACGCCGGCCACGGTGATGCGGGTTAGCACATGCTTTGCATGTGTCCGCAACATCAGCGAGGACATGGCAAAGCTGCCTCTGCACTTGTACAAGCGCTTACCGCGCGGAAAAGAGCGGGCGGTAAAGCATCCGCTATATCCCTTGCTTCGGTCCACGCCTAACAGCTGGCAAACCTCGTTTGAGTTTGTCCAGATGCTGACCGCGCATATGTTGCTACGCGGCAATGGCTACGCTCGAATCGTGCGCGGCTATGGCGGCAGGGTGCTGGAGTTGTTGCCCTTGCAAACAGGCCGGATGCAGGTAAAGCAGCTGGAAAATTTCGAACTCAGCTATGGCTATGCCGATAGCCGCGGTCGAGTGATCCAGTTGGACCCGCCGGACGTGTTGCACCTGCGCGGCCTGACGCTGGACGGCGTGGTTGGGGTGACGCCGATAGAGTACGCCCGCGAAGCCTTCGGCCTGGCCCTGGCGGCGGAGGAACACGGCTCCCGCATGTTCGGCGGCAGGGTGACGGGGCCGGGTGTTTTGAAGCATCCGGGCAAGTTGTCGGACCCTGCGTTTAAGCGGCTGCAAGAGTCCTGGCGTGAAAACGGCGGGCTGGAGAACGCTGCCGCCCCCGTCATTCTTGAGGAGGGGTTAGCGTGGGAATCCCTGGGCCTGAAGCTGAGTGACTTACAGTTTCTTGAGACGCGCAAGTATCAGGGGGAGGAGGTGGCCAGACTCTACCGTATGCCGCCGCACAAGGTCGGCATCATGGACAAGGCCACGTTCTCCAATATCGAAAACCAATCCCAAGAGTATGTGACGGATACCTTGCTCCCCTGGGCGCTGCGCTGGGAGCAGGCGCTGGCGCGTGATGTGCTGACGGAGCAAGAGCGCCAGGACTTCTATGCGTCTTTCCTGTTCAACAACCTGCTGCGCGGCGACACCAAGACGCGGGGCGAGTTTTACCGGAGCCTGCATGGCGTAGGGGCGCTGTCGGCAAACGATATTTTGGAGATGGAGGACATGGACACGTATGAGGGTGGCGATATGCGCTTTGTGCCGTTGAATATGGTGCCGGTGGATATGGCGCGTGACGCGGCAATCAGGAAAGGGGGAGGTAGTGGCGCTGGATCATAAGAGCTTCAGCCTGGAAATCAAAGCCGTCAACGATGACGGCTTTTTTTCTGGCTATGCAAGCGTGTTCGGGGTGGTGGACAACCACGGCGACATTGTCGCCAAGGGTGCGTTTTCCGCTTCGCTGGAGGCATGGGCGGTAAAGAAGCGGCTGCCCTCGCTGCTGTGGCATCACAAGCTTGATGAGCCTATCGGCGTTTGGACGGTGATGCGCGAGGACGATGTGGGCTTGTACGTAGAGGGCCGGTTGACTCAAAAAGTCCAGCGTGGGGCGGAGGTGTACGAGCTGATGAAAATCGGCGCGGTGTCCGGCCTGTCCATCGGCTATGTGACGCGAGAGGACAGCTACGACCGGGTAACGGACGTGCGGACCTTGAAGCAAGTGGATCTGTGGGAAGTCTCCCCCGTCACCATGCCGGCGAACGAACAGGCCAGGCTGACGGGAATCAAGAGCCGCGACAGCGCGGCAACCAAAAACGCCATTCAGGCGCTCATTAACAGTATGCGGAGTTAATAACATGGAAGTGAAAGAACTGGTTCAAAACCTGGGCGGCGCGTTTGAAGAATTCAAAAAGACCAATGACGAGCGCTTGAAGCGTGTGGAGAAAGGGCTGTCGACTGGCGACCTTGAGGCCAAGCTGGCCAATGTGGACAAGGCAATCACCGAGCTGGAGAACGTCAAGCGCTCCATAGACGATTTGAGCAAGAAGGCCGCGCGCGGCGGCTTGGGCGGCAATGGCGAGCTGAGCGGCGATCAAGTCGAACACAAGCAGGCCTTTGGCCGCTTCATGCGCAAGGGTGTTGACGATGGCCTGGCCGAGCTGGAGGCCAAGGCGCTAAACCTTGGCGATAAGCCGGATGGCGGCTATGCAGTGCCGGAGGAGTTGGACCGCAACATCATCCAGTTGGAGCGCCGCGATGTGCCGATGCGCGACATTTGCAATGTCATTACGGTTGGCAATGAGGAGTACAAGCGCCTCATCAACACCGGCAAGGCAAAATCTGGTTGGGTGGGCGAAACGGACCCGCGCACGGCCACCGGTACGCCGCAATTGGCGCAGGTGGCGCCGTTCTTTGGCGAGTTGTACGCCAACCCGGAAGCCACGCAAAAAATGCTGGATGACGTGTTTTTCGATGCTGAGGCCTGGCTGGCGGGTGAGGTGGCAATTGAGTTTTCCGAACAGGAAAACGCCGCATTTACGGGCGGTGATGGCTTGAAAAAGGCCAAGGGCTTTCTGGCCTATGGGGCAAGCGATGAGACGGACGACAAGCGTAAGTTGGGGACGCTGCAATACGTGAGTTCCGGCGCGGCGGCATCGCTGACTGCGGACGCCCTGCTTGATCTGATTTACAGCCTCAAGCGCGGCTATCGCCGTAACGGCACGTTTGTTCTAAACGGCCTGACGCTGCCGGTGATTCGCAAGCTGAAGGACAGCGAAGGCAATTACCTTTGGAAGCCTGGCCTCGATGCGGGCGAAGTGTCCACGCTGTTGAACAAGCCCATTTCCGAAAACGACGATATGCCGCTTGTGGGCGCGGATGCGCTGGCTATCGCTTTCGGCGACTTCAAGCGCGGCTACACCATCGCCGATGTTCGTGGTGTTCGCGTCTTGCGCGACCCGTTCAGCAACAAGCCCTATGTCGGCTTCTACACCACCAAGCGCGTGGGCGGCGGCGTGATGGACTCCAACGCCATCAAGCTGATGAAGATCGGCGCGGCCAAGAAGTAAGCGAAAGGGGCGTCATGCATGGATGAAATCTTGATAACGCCCCCGCCTCCTCTTTTTGACGGCTTGTCCCTGGTGCGGCAGCAGTGCCGCATAGATGACGACCTGACCGAAGACGACGCCTTGCTTGCCATTTACCTGGCGGCGGCGGTGTCGTTGGCTGAGCATGCGCTTGGCCGGTGCATCTTGCCGCAGGTTTGGGAGCGCACGGTGTGGGGGGCGGATGGGGTGGTGCCGTTGCGTCCTGACGTGCTGGACGTTGAGCGGGTGGCGGCGCTGGATCGTCGCGGCGGAGAACAGCCGGTGGAGGAGGATTGGTGGTTAGAGCGCGGTCGCCGCCTGATCTGCGCCCGGCCCTCCGGCGCGGTGGCGGTTCGGGTCCGCTTCCGCTGCGGCGCTTGGCGTGAGCCTGGTCTAGTGCCGGAAGGGGTGCGCCAATGGGTGCTGTTGCGCGTTGCCACGGCATACGCGCTGCGCGAGGCGCTGCTGGAGGGGCAGTTGCAGCCGCTCCCCCGGTCGTTTGTGGACGGCTTGCTTGACCCTTGGAGGGCGTAAGGATGAACGCCACCCAACTAAAAGACCGCATCCGGTTGCGTGCGCCCGTCAAGCGCCGCCTGCCCAGCGGCCAGGAAAAAACGGGCTGGTCCGACGCCAAGCCGGCGCATGCCAAAGTGGAGTACCTGGGCGCGCGCACGTACACGGCGGCGCTGGCCGAGCAAACCGGGTGCAGCGTGCGGGCGACGGTGCGGCGGCGGCCGGTGGCTCATGGCTGGCGTGTGGAGCTGGAGGGCGGGCCGTTCAAGGTAAAGACCGTGGAGCCGCATAAACAGCGCGGCTATCTGGTGCTGATGCTGGAAAGGGATGATGGCAATGGATAGCGTGCAAGGCCTGGAGGCGCTGTTTCGCAATCTTGACGGCGTGCCGGTCAAGCTGCGCAATAAGGTGCTGCGGCGCGGGCTGCGCAAGGGGGCCGCCCTGGTGCGGGATGAGGCGCGGCGGGTGGTGCGGCGGCGTTCCGGCTTGTTGGCTAAATCAATCGTGGTGGCCAGCTCGCGCGGCACGAGGCGGCGCGGGTCCATCGCGTACAAGGTCGGTTTGCGTTCCCGTGCCTGGTATGGGCGGTTTGTCGAATTTGGACACGTCAAACGAGGCAAGGGGCAAAAGCTGGCTGGCGGCGAGAGGCGGCGGACTGCGGCGCGCGAAGTGCTCAAGGGGGCGGGGCAATTTGTCCCGCCTTATCCGTTCATGCGTCCGGCGGCGGGCAAGCTGCCGCAGGCGCTGGGCGTGGTGGGCGATGAAGTTCGCCGCGCGCTGGTCAGCGGCGAGCTGACGCAAGGGGGCTAAATGCTGGGCGAAATCATTGTGTCTTTGCTGGCGGCTGGCCCGGCGGCGGGCGCGCTGGCGGGCCGGGTCTACCCTGGCGAGTTGCCACCGGAGCCGGCCTTGCCCGCTGTTGCGTATCAGCGCATTGCGCAGCGTGAGCGCCTGGGCGCGGGTGGGGTGGCTGGCCTGGAGGCGTGCCAGGTGCAGCTATCCATTGTTGCGGAGGATTACGACACGGCTTGCAGCGTGGCCGCTGCGATCCGCCGGGGCCTGAGTGGCTGGCGGGGCGGGCTGGCCGGTAGTGGCGGCACGGGTTACGAGGTCCGGCGCGTTGTGTTCGAGAGTGAGCATGATGTGGCCGAGGGCATGCCGGCGGTAGTGGCGCAGACTTGGGCGTTTCACTGGCGCGAGCGCCCGCCCTTGGCGGGGTAGTGCTGGGGTGCTAACCTAAACGGCATTTTTTATGGTTTTCTTTCATTAAACGCGGGTGTGGTATGGAATTGCTGGTGATTGTGTTGGGGTCTGTTCTCGCTTACCTGGCAGCAAAAAGCCGAGGGCGTAGCGGTTGGTGGTGGTTGCTGGCTTGGCTGGGCGTGGTGTTTGTGCTGGTGCTGCCCAATCTGAAAGCGGAGCCGGTGCCCTCGCCGGAAACGCATGTGCGTTGTCCTGAGTGCCGCGAGTTGGTGCGCATGGACGCGCGCCGCTGCAAGCATTGCCACGCTGCTTTGACGCCCCTGGCTGAGGCTGGGAAAGAGACGTTGAAGCAGCGACCGGAGGAGCAGGACGCGCGCTTAAATGCGATTCGTGACGCCATCCGCGCCGGCCAGACGGCTGAGGCTGAGCGCTTGCTTGCTCAGCCGCTGAGGCCGGAGCAATACCGCAGCGCGCTGGAGTTCGCCGATTTGTATCAGAGCGAGAGCATTAAAAAGCTGTTGGCTGAAAAAATCAGCGCCTGACGTTCAAATACCATCTCACCAAAAACCTGCCGCCAGGCGGGTTTCGCATTTCTGGAGGGCGTATGTCGGAGGCGGAGCGGATTGTGTCGGCATTCAAGGCCGCGCTTATGGGGGCGACGGCTGCCGGCGACAGGGTGACGCGCAGCTTGGGGCGGGTGCTGAGTTTCACAGATTTTCCTTGCATTCTCTTGCATCAAAAACGGGATATTCCGGTGCCGGGTGCGCCGGTTGGCTTCGAGTACCGCCGCTTGCAAGTGGTGGTTGAAGTGTCGGCGGAGGGCGACCCGCGCGGGGCGGTGGAGGTGTCGCCACACGAGGTATGCGAGCCGGTGCGTGCTCAAGCGCATAGCCTGCTGCATCGGACAGCGGCGGAGCTTGGGCTGTCGATCGAGTCCGGGGCGGTGGACTGGGACTTTGACGAGGAAAACGCGGAGCTTGGCCTGTGCCAGGCTGAATACTGGATTGACTACCGCCGCCAAGCCGGCGCGCTGTAGGTCGGTGTAATTGCAAATAACGGCTCGCCTTGGCGGGCCGTTTTCATTTTGGGAGAGCGTTGTGGCGCTGAATAGTAAGCGGGTGGCCGTCGTGGCCAAGGTGGAAGCCAAGGAGGGCGTGGACGCGGTGCCGACGGGCGCGGCTAACGCCATCCTGGTATCGAGTCCCAAAGTCACGCCCCTGGACGCGGACAAGGCTGAGCGCGATGTGGTGCGGCCTTACTTCGGCAATGCCGAGTCCGTGGTAACGGGTGTGCGTATGAAGGCGGAGTTCGAGGTGGAGCTGGCCGGCTCCGGCGTGCTGGGCCAGGCTCCCGGCTGGGGGGTGTTACTGCAAGGCTGCGGCTTTGCGGAAACCGTGGCCAAGGATACGGCGGTGGAGTATTCGCCCATTTCCGAGGGGCACAAGTCTTTGACAATTTATTACGTGCTGGACGGAGTGCAACACAAGTTGCTGGGCGCGCGCGGCAATGTCTCGTTTGAACTCAAGAACAAGGCCTTCCCGAAAATGAAATTCACCTTCACCGGGGTGCATGGCGGGATCGTGGACGCCAAAGCGCCGGCGCTGGCCTTCACCCAGTTTAAAACCCCGGTCCCTTTCGACGCCGCCAATGTCGAAAGCTTCGCGCTGTTTGGTTTCAGTCCCTCCGTGGAAAGCCTGAGCCTGGATATGGCCAATGAGGTTAAACACCGCTCCCTGCCTGGCGGCGTTGAGCGCGTGCTGATTACCGGGCGCAAGCCCAGCGGCTCCGCGCAAGTTGAGTCCAGCAAGATGGCTGAAAAGGATTGGTTCGCGCACGCCAAGGCCGGCCAGGCCGGCGCGCTCAAGCTGGTGCATGGCATAACGCCGGGCAATGTGATCCAGATTGACGCCACGGTCAGCATTGGCAATGCCGATTACGCCGATAGCGACAACATCAGCATGACAACCCTGCCGCTTGCGCTGTTGCCGACTGCCGGCGACGACGAAATCAAACTCACAGTCAAATAAGGAAACCTCATGTTCAAGCTATCCACCAGCGGCAAGGCTCAAGTTAAAGCCGAGTTTCAAGCCCGTGCCGAATCTGGCGCCCTAGTTGCCGTGACCATTCATCTGACGGGCCGGCTGATGTCGCAGCCGGATTGGGATGCGTTTTTCGAACGCCACAGCGAGCGAGAGAGCGTGGGCGTCGGAGTGTCCGGGGTCTACCGCGCCAACGCGCAAATGTTCGCCGAGGTGTTTACCAGCTGGGAGGGGGTGGCCGATGAAAACGGCCAGCCGCTGGCCTTCTCTGTCGCCTCGCTGGAGGCCGCCTTGCTTTCGGTGTATGGGCCGCAAATCAACGAGGCGCTTTCGCGTGCGGTGCATGAGCTGCGTTACGGGGCCGTCGCAAAAAACTGATAGCGGCGGTGCGCTGGCAATACGGTGAGCGCGCCGCCCTGGTCAGCCGCGCCGACGACCGCCAGGCGTTGATAGACGCCGGCATGTCGCCGGAGGCGGCGGACGCCGCCTTGCCGGACGAGCGTGAGCCGGAGGTGTTTGAGCTAATGGCGGAGGGCCTGCCGGTCTGGCGGGTCTGGCAGGGCATGCAAACCCAATGGCGTGCCGGACCTGCCGGCGTGCTGGGCCTGGATTATGCGGCGCTGCCGGTGGTGGAGAGGGCGCTGGGCGTCGAGCTGGGCGCGGAGCGCTTCGAGTGGCTGCTGGGCATGGAGTTTGAAGCGCTGCGGTGTTTGTCTAAGAAAAGGGGGTAAGGATGGCGGCGCAGACGGTTGGCTCGCTCATCATCAATCTAGAGGCCAATGTGGCCAAGCTGTCCGCCGATATGCAGGCAACGCGCCGCGAGGTGGGCGGCGCGCTGGACAGCATTGAGAAGGACAGCCGCCGCGCGGCCAATGCCCTGGAGCAAACCGCCGGCAGCGCCAATCTATTGGCCAAGGCCGGCGGCGCAATCGCTGCCGGCTTCAGCTTGGGCGTAGTGAAGGACATTGTGCTCAATGTGGCCGCTGCGTTGAATCAAGCGCAGATTGCCAGCGAGCGCTTGCAGAAATCTTTGTTTTACGCGAATGGCGGCAATCTGCGCGCCATCGCGCAAGATATAGATTGGCTGCGGGCGCTGTCCAATCGCCTGGGCGCGGACTTCGAGCAGGCGGCGGGGTCTTACGCCCAGTTCGCCGGAGCGGTCAAGGGGACGTCGCTGGCGGCGCATGCGCGCCAGGTGTTCGAGTCCCTGACGACTGCGACTAGCGCCTTTGGCTTGTCCGCCAGTTCTGCGCAGGGCGCAATGCTCGCCCTGGTGCAAATGGCGGGCAAGGGCGTTGTCCAGTCCGAGGAGTTTAAGCAGCAGCTGGCGGAGCATTTGCCGGTGGCGACGCAAGCCGCCGCGCGGGCGTTGAATGTGACGACGGGCGAATTTACCAAGATGTTGGAAAGCGGCCAGGTACTTGCCGCCGACTTCCTGCCCAAGTTTGCGGCGGAGCTGCAAAAGATGTCTGCCGACGCTGCAAACTTTGGTGGTGAAGCCCAAAAGGCCAGCGCGCGCTTTACCAATGCCTGGGGCGAAATGAAAACCGAGGTTGCTCAGTCAGGACTGGGCGCATTTGTGTCCAGCCAATTGGCAATGATGGCTGACAAGTTTAAAGGTATTGCGGAGGCGATTCGAGAGGCCAGGGCCCAGGGTGCTGGCTTTTGGGGGCAGATGGGGTCGGGTGGCTGGGTGGCGCTCAAGGCATTTACACCTACGTTAAATGGCCAGTTTAAAGCTGTTTCCACCGAGGGGCGCATGGCGCAGCTGCGGCAGAAGATTGTAGCTCAGGAAAAAACGCTGACGGATTTCTCGGTATCGGGTTCGCTGGAGTCAAAAAAACAGGTGTTGGCGCAAATGCGCGCCGAACTCGCCGAGCTGGAGAAAAAAACCAAGACGGTAGGGGCGGACACGATGACGGCCCAGCGCCAGGCCGAGGCCCGTGAAGCCGCGATCAAGGACGCCAAGGCGCGCGTCAAAATCTATGCGGAAGACGATAGCCGGCTGTCAGATCGTGACAAGTACGACAAGAGCGTAAAGAAAGAGGCCGATGCCTACAAGCTGCGCATCCAAGAGCTTAAGGCGTTGGGGATGGGTGAGGGTAGCGAGGCGGTTAAGGAGGTGGAGCGCGCGCACCAAACCGCCTTAGCCAATATGCGGGAGAAGTTCGACAAGTCGCAGGCAGCGGAGCGGCGCAAAGCCGGCGCACAGGCAAGAAAAGAAGACGGTGCGATTGATGCGATTCAGCGCGAAATCATGGGCGTTGAAAAGCTTTCGGCGGCGGAGAAAGTGCGGTTTGAAATTGCCGAGGGCAAATATGCCGGGATGAGCGCGGCTTCCCAGCAACGCCTAATGACGTTGGCGGCGGAATTGGACTCGGTGCGCCAGCTGCGACAGGAGAACAAGAAATTCCTGACCGAGCTTAACCGTGACGTCGAGGTGTTCGAGGCGCATCAGCGCGATGTCGCCAAGCGGCTGCGCGGTGGCGAGTACAACAACTCGAAAGAGCGCTTGGATCAAGAGCATGCGCAGCGCTCGCTAGATATCAGCTCGAATGACGGTTTGAGCGATGAGGAAAAGGCCAAATATGGCCGGCTGGAGGATAGGCGGCACGAGCGGGCGGTTGACGATCTGCGCAGCAGCGAACGGCAGTCTATCGGCCTGGACCCGGAAGAACAGCAAATCCGCGATCAGTACGAGCGCCGCCGGCAGTTGATTATGGAGGCCACGACGCTAACGGAAACCGAGCGCGCCAACTATGTCCGCATGAATCAAGAGCGCTTGAACGCGGACATGCTGAACCTGGAGCGAAACAGGGCGTCCGCCATGCTGTCCAGCACCTCGCAACTATTCGACAACCTGGCCGGCCTGGCGGCCTCGTTCAAAGGTAAGAATTCGGCCATCTATCGGGCCATGTTCGCCGCGAGCAAGGCGTTTGCCATCGCGGATTCCATTATCAAGATTCAGCAGGCCGTGGCGGCGGCTGCGGCATCCGGCCCATTTCCGGCGAACCTGGGCGCGATGGCGACCGTGGTGTCCGCTACTGCCGGCCTGGTTAGCTCCATCACCAGCACCAATTTAACCGGCATGGCGCATGACGGCATTGATAGCGTGCCGCGTGAGGGGACGTGGTTGCTGCAGAAGGGTGAGCGGGTTATCGACAACCGCACCAATGCTGACCTGAAGACCTACTTGCAGCGCATGAATCAGCAGGAGGCCGGTGGCGGCAAGCCGGTTGAGGTCAGTGTGATGGTTCAATGCTCCGCGCCCAATGTTTCTGCCCGTGCTGAGGAGCGCGAAAAGCCGGGCGGGGGGCGTGAGATTCTGGTGCTGATTGAGTCGGTGGTGGATAGCAAAATCCACGACTCAATGATGCCGGACGGCTCGATTTATCAGTTTGTGAAGGGGTAGACATGGCGGAGGTGTTTGAATGGGTGCCTAATTTTGGCGGCGAGGCGGCGCGGCGGCCACGGGTGCGCAAGGCGGGGTTTGGCGATGGCTACGCGCAGCGGGTGCGTGACGGTATCAACAACGCCCCCGTTAGTCGCCGCCTGGTGTTCCAGTACGACAGCGCCGAGATTGAGCGCATTGAGGCGTTTTTGTTGCGCCATGGCGGGGCGCGCTGGTTCTGGTTTCAGTATCCGGGCAAGGGGCGAATCAAGGTGGTGTGCGAGGACTGGAGCTGGGTTCCTCACGGCCACAATGACGAAACCATTAGCTGCGCGTTTGAACAAGTATTTGATCCGGGGGAATGATGATTACAGCAGAAATGCAAAAGCTGGTGCCGGATGCCTTAATCGAACTCTATGAGCTGCGGCCGCCGGCCAGCGTCAACATGCAATCCATGCGCTTCACCGGCAGCGGCAACGGCCAGCCGCTGACTTTTCAAGGCCTGCTGTATGAGGCCTGGGCGGTGGAGGGGCGCGGCTATGAGTCGAAAAGCCGGGGTGCGCCGCGCCCCAAGCTCAGTATCAGCAACCTGGCGCAGCTGCCGGACGGGCGGGAAGTGCGGGGCGTGTTTACCGCCCTGGTGCGCCAGCATCAAGGCCTGGTGGGCTGGACCGTGGTACGGCGTTTGACCTATGCCAAGTTCCTGGCCGGCGGCGAGCTGGAAGGCGCGCCGGAGATGCACCCGGAAGAAATTTGGATTATCAATCGCCGTATTTCTGATAACGGCAGCGTGATTGTGTTCGAACTGCGCAGCGCGCTGGACATGGCCGGGCGCGCCGCGCCGGGGGTGCTGGTGACGCGCTATTGTCCGGCCCATGTGACCTATCGCGGGCCGGACTGCGGCTATCAGGGCGCAGCCATGTTTGACGCCCATAACAAGCCGGTTACAGACATCCGGCTGGATGCCTGCTGCAAGACGGTGCAGGCCTGCCGCTTGCGCGACAATCTGAGCAATTACGCCGGCTGCCCTGGCATGCGGCGTTATAGCTGAGGTTATTAGTTTCTATTTTGGCGATAGGCCTTGTTCTCTCGGGCGTACTTGAGTTGAGATTGAATAAACTCGTTGATTCCGCCTTTGAGGGATGTTGCAACTTCTTTTCGAGATTCAGGCTTACAAATATAAGTCCACAAGAAATCATTCTCGGAATCGGGTGTGATGTCCTGTGGCTTATCGTCGGCTACCTTGGCATCGTGGGGAATACGATTTTCGTCAAAGTAGGTGGATTTTTTCAGGGCGGCTGTTCGTTCTTTGCAGTTAATGAGATGCATGGATTGATTGTATGCATAGTCTTCGCCGGGCTTGCCTATTTCGAAACGGGGGGCAAACAAGGTCCAGAATTTTACTGAGCCACCTGGGCCATCAGTGATGCTGTCCTTGTCAATGAATAAGGTGCCGGTTTTCGGGCTGAAGTAAGTTAAGTCCCAGCTGGATGCGAGGGTTGTAGTAGATAGGGCGAGAAGACTAAGGGCAATAATTTTACGCATCTATATTCTCTTTTAGTGAGTGATTGTAAGTTGGAAATGTTTATGTCATTTCAGCGGTAATCATATCACTAGTTGATTGTTTTTTTCGATGGCTGCTTATGCGGCCTTTTTTTATGGGTGATCCATGAGAGCAAGCGCAGATCAAATTAGCCTGATGTTGGCTTTTGCCGCATCTGCGGGAACTGCCGAGGCATGCGGCCTGGTGCTGGATACCGGGCGCGTTTATCCCTGCCGCAATCTGGCGGCGGACCCGCTGACGCAATTTCGCATAGACCCGGTGGACTATGCGGCGGCGGAGCGCCTAGGCGGCGTGGTAGGGGTCTGGCACAGCCACCCGGACGCGACGGCGGACCCGTCCCTGGTTGATCTGGCTATGTGCGAGCGTACCGCCTTGCCCTGGCACATCGTCAGCCATCCCGGCGGGGATTACCGCTATGTCGAGCCAAGCGGCTGGCGCGCGCCCTACCTGGCTCGGCCCTATTGCTATGGCGTGTTCGATTGCTGGGAGTTGGTGCGGGACTGGTACGCGGCGGAGCGCGGCCAAGCGCTGGGGCGGTCCCCGGCGGCGGCGCTAGATGGCTGGTGGGAGCGCGGGGAAAACGTGCTGGAGCGTGACGCCGCCCGCTTTGGTTTTGCGCGCGTGTCCGGGCCGCCGCAGCGCGGCGACATCATCATGATGCAGATTCGCGCCAGCGTGGCGAATCATGTCGCGCTGTGGTTGGGCGACGGGGCGATATTGCATCACTTGCGCGACCGCCAGTCGGAAACGCATCTATTTGGCGGTTATTGGGAGCGTTGCGCGGTGGGCGTTTGGAGGCATGGGCATGAGTGAATTGCGGACAGTCCGCCTGGGCGGCGACCTGGGGCGGTGCTTTGGCGGCGAGCATAGGCTGGCCGTGCGTAGCGTGGGGGAAACGGTGGTGGCGCTCAATGCGCTGTATCCGGGGTTTAACAACGCCCTACGCGCGGCGGATGAGGCCGGGCTGATGTTCCGCGTGACGGTTGCGGATCGTGACGTCAGCGAGGGAGAGCTTAATCTGGTTTCATCCGGCGACATCTTGATCATGCCGGAGATTGTTGGAGCCGGCGGCGCGGCGAATAAGCTGCTTGGCGCGGTGTTGATCGTTGCCGGCGCTTTGACTTGGTATATGGGCGGCACGTCTCTGATGGCGGTGGGAGCGGGGCTAATGCTGGGCGGGGCCATGATGCTGCTAACACCGGTTCCCAAAATGGGTTACGGCCAGGGGGAGCGGCAGGAAAACAAGCCGTCTTATCTGTTCAATGGAGCGGCCAATTCCAGCGCGCAGGGCATGCCCGCGCCCTGGGGGTGTGGCCGCCATCGTGTCGGCGGAATCGTGGTGTCCGCCGGGGTGAGCGTGGAGGATTTGTAATGCAGCACATGCCGATTATCGGAGCGGGCGGCGGTGGCGGCGGAGGAGAGACGCGCCGCCCGGTGGAGGCTCCCGATACGCTCCAGTCCAGCGCCACGGCCAGGGTGTTGATGCTGGTGGGGCTGGGGGAGTGGGGCGGCCTGGTGGACGGCGAAAAGTCGGTGTTTTTCAATGGCGTCCCCTTGCTCAATGTTGACGGCACGCGGAATTTTGAGCGCGTGCGTGTTGAATCCCGCGCGGGCACGGCGGCACAGGCTCCGCTTGCCGGCTTTGATGAAATTGAAACCGAGTATTCGGTGGGCGTTGAGGTCAAGGCCGGGCCGGGCCTGGTGCGTCATATCGACAATCTGGACGCTAGCGCCATCCGCGTTACTGTGGCCGTGCGCGGCTTGTTTGCGGTCAATTCCGAGAATGGCGATACCAACCCGACTAGTGTTGATCTTGCCGTGGATGTGAGGCCAGCAGGGGCCAAGCAATGGCGCGAGGCGCGGACTATCAATATCAGCGGCAAGACGCGCGGGAAATATCAGCGCGCTGTGCGCGTTGAGCTGCCCGAGTCCGGCCCCTGGGATGTGCGTGTCCGGCGCGTGACGGGCGACAGTGCAACGCAAAACCTAGTCAACGTCACGGACTGGGATAGCTATACGGTATTGCAAAGCCTAAAGCTGTCATATCCCAATTACGCGATGCTGGGGCTAACCTTCGACGCTAAGGCCTTCAGCTCATTCCCGGAAATCGCCAGCGAATGGGATATGGCGGTTCTGCAAGTGCCGAGCAATTACAACCCGGTTACGGGCGAGTATGCCGGCGCGTGGGACGGCACGTTCAAGCCGGCGCGCAGCAGTAATCCGGCTTGGTGGCTGTATACCTTCGGCACGGATAAGCGCTACAACGTCAATTTGCCGCCGGATGGCGCGTGGAAATGGGACTTGTATCGCATCGCGCGCTGGTGCGATCAGTTGGTGAGCGATGGCCAGGGCGGCACCCGCCGCCGCTTCGAGATGAACGCTTACCACTCGGACGGCGCGGATGCGTGGAAGGCCTTGCAAGACATCGCGTCCGTGTTCTGCGGCAAGGTCGTGCCCTTTGCCGGCGGTGTGCGAGTCATGGCCGACATGCCCGGCGACGCGGCGGCCAAGCACTTCATGCCCGGCAATGTGCTTGGGGGTGAGTTCAATTACTCCAGCACGGAGGAGGGGGACCGGCATAGTGTTGCCTCGGTGTCCTTTGTTGACCCGGCGGACGGCTGGAAGCGCTCAGTTGAATACGTCGAGCATCCGTCCGGCCTGGTGCGTTATGGCTACAACCCCGCGCAAGTGGTGGCGGTGGGCTGCACCAGCCGCGCGCAAGCGCAGCAGCTGGGGCGCTACATCCTCGAAACCGCGCAGACTGAAACCGAGTTGATAGCGTTCAGCGCCGGCTTGTATGCTTGCGATCTGATGCCGGGCGAACTATTCACGGTGTTTGACCCGGTGGTGGCCGGCCGGCGCATTGGTGGCAGGCTGGTGCGAGTGGCTGGCGTAAGCGTGGAGCTGGACGCGCCGGTAACGCTGGCGGAGGGGGAGGCGTACAGCCTGGAATGCCCGTTGCCGGATGGCCGGCTAGAGCGGCGCGGCGTGGTGGTGGTGCCGGGTGAGTTCGCCTCGCTTAAGTTGGTGACGCCGTTCTCCGCGCAGCCGGTTGACGGCGCTACCTGGGCGTTGATTGCCACCAGCTTGCAGCCAACTATCTGGCGTTGTACCGCTCGCGTAGAAAAAGAGCCGGGCGTCTATCAAGTGGAGGGTTTGCAGCACAACCCCGGCAAATGGGAAACGGTAGAGAGCGGCATTCGAATAGAGCCGCCGCCGGACTCCAGCTTGCCGGACCCGACCCATATCCCGGCGGTGGCGGCGGTGAGTGTGCGCGAACTGTCCTACCTGACTGGCGACGGACGCCGCGCCGTGCGCCTAGACGTGGATTGGCCAGCGGTGGCGCATCCCTATTTGCGCGGCTATGTGGTGGGGCTACGGCAAGAGGGCGGCAACTGGCGCGAGCTGCCGGAGGTGTCCGCCAATCATGCGGAGATTGAAGGCATTGAGCCAGGGGCGTGGCAGGTGCGCGTATCCAGCGTGTCAGTTACCGGCTTGCGCAGCGTGCCGGCGCTGGCCAGCGTCACCGCAAAAGGCCATCATACGCCGCCGCCGGCCCCCTCGCTGGCGGCGCAAGGCGGCGCGATGGTGGTCAATCTGAGTTGGCGCTATCCGCCTGGCGTGCCTGACCTGCTGCGCGCGGAACTGTATTTCAGCGAAACGGAGAACGACGGCAAGTCGCAGCTGCTGGCGGACATCGCCTATCCAACAAACAGCTATGCGCATACCGGGCGCAGCATCGGCGTTCGCTGCCATTACTGGCTGCGGGTAGTCGATAGCTGGGGCAATGTGTCGCCCTTTGCCCGCGCCAGCGCCGAGACGCTGAAAGACCCCGGCTTGCTGCTGGAGCAGCTGAAAAACAGCATCACATCCACCGAGCTGCAAGCCAGCATCCGCGAGCCGCTGGAGCGCCTGCCGGACATTCAATCCGGCGTGGACTCGCTGATTGAAGCCAATCTTCACCAGCTGCTGACAGCCGACGAGTTGCACAAAACGCAAGGCGAAAACTACGCATTCGCCAAGCGTGAGCTGCGGGCCGTGAGTGACGGCCTGAAGCAAGAGGCGACGGACAGGCTATTGCTGGCCGCGAAGGTGGGCGAAAACGAGGCGGGGCTTGCGGAAGAGAAAACCGTTAGGGCAACGGCGGTTGAGGCGCTGGCGCGCGATGTATCGGCGCTGAAGGCGGAAACCGGCGAAAACAAGGCGGCGATCTTGGGTGAGTCGACCGTTAGGACGAGTCAGAACAAGGCGATGGCGGAAACCGTATCCGCGCTCACATCCACAGTAAGCGGCCAGACATCAACGATTAAGGAGGTGTCGCGCGTTGTTGACGGCGTGCTGGCGGAGAAGGTGGTAAAGGTTACTGCCGGCGGCAAAATCGCGGGCTTCGGTTTGCGCGCGGATGAGCATGGTAGCGCTTTTGACATCCTCGCTGACCGCTTCGCCATTTCATTGCCGGACGGCAGCGGCTCGCGCCAGGTGTTTGTCCTGGGGAGTGTAAACGGGCGGCCGGCGCTGGGGCTGGCCGGTGATCTGCTGATTGATGGTTCGCTGTCTGGGAATGCATTAATCGGCAAAAGCGTGACAGCGGACAAAATTGATGGCAAGGGGCTTGAGCTAAAGGATGCCGCCGGCAATGTCATTGTTGGGCTTGGAGGCATGGGGGCGCAATGGATTAAGGGGTTGTTGACTGTTGGCCAAATCGACACGCGCGGGATGACGATTAAAAACGATGCCGGCGCGGTGGTGGTGGACATGTCCGGCATGGACGCGGCGTATATCCGAAACTTGCAAGTCGATACTATGCAGATTAAGGGTGAAGCCGTGACTAAGGCGGATACCCGAACCATTTCAAGTAGTGGCTGGGTGAACTCCTTTGATTACAGTTTCAACTTCTATTGCTCCGACTCTGGGACGATGTTGGTGTTTGCCGAATTGCCGCCGCCGCTGAATAAAGGCGGCTTGTTGTATGCAAGGGATAGGACAATTAGTGGCGAGGGCCAAAGCGCTCTGATTGTGCTGAATGTGAGCGCGGGTGAAACGGTGCGGGTGGGGTGTCGTGGCGTGCCGCAATCACAATCATTCGCTAGTATTCGATATGGCTGCGTGCTGTTCAGGAGGTAATTAAGTGGATGTAATTGAATATGACCCGGCCAATGGCCGGGTTTTGCAATTTGGGACCAGTCGCCCGGAAAACATCGCCATCGATATTGCCGCCGGTAAGTGCATTATTCAAGGTGTGGCGGACCCGCATACGCAATATGTCTGGCAAGGGCAAGTTGTATCTCGGCCTGGAAATCCGGCGCGGCTGGTTGGGTTTGAATTGCGTGGGCTTCCAGCGCCGTGCCGTATTGTGATCAATGGTGAGTCGTATACCTGCCTTGAAAAAGAATGCGCGCTTTCGTTTGGCGCTCCTGGTGAATATTGCGTCGAGGTGCAGGCATGGCCTTTGCAAGCGGCGGTATTTATGGTGACGTGGCCATGAAAAAGAAAATTCACTTTACGCCGGATCATGTCCCGCTGCGAGCGGTGGAATATCCTGACGTTTGCGAGCAGCTGGATGCGCTATGGAAATTCGTGGCCGCGTTCCCTGGTGCGCCTCCGGAAGTGGCCGACATGCTGACGTGCATCAATCAAATCAAATCAAAATATCCGAAGCCTCGCTCTAGCGGGGCTTCTTCCATTGTGGGGGGTAGTAAATGGCTACGGACTGGGCGAGCTTGGCGGCGGAGCTATCCAAATATCAGCGCATCCACTATGTCACGATTAAGGCATTCCAGTCGGTGTTCAATCCCGATAGCGACACGGCGCAAATTGTTGGCGAGGATGGCGTGGCGCGCGAGGTGCCAAGCTGGCGGGCGTTGAGTGGTACTGTTGCGCGAATAAAGGCGGATAGTTTTGTTGTGCGTGGGCAAGTCGACGATGGTAAGGAGGATGGCGATTTACCGCCTGGAGTGTATCAGGTATATCGTCCGGGGTATTCGGACATGATGCTTGACTTCTCTATGGAGAGCGGTAGCACCCGTCGCTTGCAGATTTTTTCCCACTATACAAACGAACTATATTTCCGCGTGGCTGTTGATGGCAAAACAAAATGGGGAGGGGTGAAGGCCAAGGCAAATAGGATTTGGCATAGTTCTAATGATGGGGACTTTATCCGCAAGCGTCGGGGACGACTTCATTACGATGATAAAGTCACGCTTGATGATATCTATGCGGGAGAGATGGGGTTTAATTATGGAACCTCCTCAGATGTTTATGGGCCGTTTTTGTCATTTGGCGGATTGGGAATTAGTAATGGATATCAATGTCAGCTGAATGCGTCGTATGTCGGTGGGAATGTTTTGCGTTTTCGAACGCATGATTCTGATGCGAAGAAATGGAATCCATGGTATGACCTGTGGCATTACGGGAATCTTGATCCAGTAACTATAGATACGGCGCAGGTGATAAGGGGGGAAAAGTCATTTGCAGGTTCAATTCTCTCCTCAATTGCCGGTGGAGCTTATGCCGAGTGGAGGGAGCGGCAGGCGTCAATTTTGTTGTCTTGTCCAAGTAATGCGGCGGCCTATGCGGTTTGGCGTGCTGTTCAGCATGGTACGCGCCATTTAGCTGCGTTTGATGTGCATGCAAATTCGAGTGACACAGGGATTGTCTCTGCCGTAATGCATCTGGCGGGAAGTGGCGATTCGACGTATAGCCACTCGTGGTCGGGTGGTGATTATGAAGCGCCTGGCAACATCACTGCGAGAAAGAAAATTACAGCTGGCTACCTCAATTCGGATATGGGAGGTAATGGTGAAAGTAGTTTAGAAGTGGGTAGCGCTTACGGCGGTAGTGGCAGTAGCACGGAAATGGCCGCCATGGCATTTCATGTGCCGGGCCACTGGGCAGTTAAGCTTGGTTTGCGCGGTGATGGGGTGTTCGGATTGGGTGGGTGGAGTGCCGGGGCGTGGCGTTGGATGGTTGATTCCCGCTCCGGCAATATGACGGCGGCGGGCAGTGTGACGGGGTTGTCGGATATTCGCCTGAAAACCAATATTCATCGCATTGATAATGCGCTGGGTAAGGTCAAACAATTGGGCGGATATACCTATAACCGGTTAGATATGAACTGTCGGCAAACAGGTTTGATTGCTCAAGAGGTTTTAGGGGTGCTGCCGGAGGCGGTAATAGAAACAGCGGATGATGATAAAACGCTGTCGGTAGCTTATGGAAATTTGGCGGGCTTATTTGTGGAGGCAATAAAAGAACTATCCGCGCAAGTTGATTTCTTGTCGCATCGAGTCATAGAACTGGAGGGGCGTAAGCAATGACGGTTTTAATGGTGTTGGCGGCGCTGCTCCAGCTGCTGGACGTGGCGACAACGGTGTACGCGCTCAAGCGCCTGGGCGCGCGTGAGCTTAACAGCCGCCTGGCGTGGCTGATGCAGCGCCTGGGCGTACTGCCGGCGCTGCTGCTGACTAAGCTGGCGCTGCTGCTGGGCTGCGTGCTGTTGCGGCCGCCCTGGCCGGCTTACGCGCTGCTGTGCGCGATGTATCTCGTAATCGTGGGCAGCAATATTTATCAAATCAAAAAGGGCCGGCAAAACCGGCCCTAATCTTTTGGGGAATCTATGTCTGAACCTGTTTCGAGCGTGGGCGCGGTCGGTGGGGCGGTGGCGTTGTGGCTGGCCTCGCTGCTGCCGTATTTCAGTGACGGCGTTGTGTTTGCGGCGTTTGCGGGCGGCGCGGTGTTTGTTGTGGGAGTGCGCGATTGTGGCGTTGTCGAACGTGTGATTTACCTGGTGGCCTCGGTGGCCGGCGGCACCTTTGGCGGGCATCTGACGGCGGGCATTATCGACGTCATTGTCGATGCGCTGACGCAACGTGATTTGACCGTCCCGGACACGGTGGGCGCGCTGGCCGCTGGCGCGTGCTCCGTCAAGCTGTTGCAGTTCGTGATTAGACGCGCAGAGGCTGGCGCGCTGTCCGTGCCATTGGGGATGAAAAAATGACCGCAATCGCAGCTGTAAACGCCGTTATCTGCGCCGCGATCTGCTGGCGGCTGCTGATGTTCCGCCGCGATGGCGCGCGTCATCGTCTATGGGCCTGCTGGCTCGCCTACGCGCTTATTGTGGCCAGCGCCTGGGCCGGTTTTGAGGGTGTGGTAGGGCGCGCTCAAGTCGGCCCTGCGGGGTTGGTAATCAACCTGTTTCTTTGTGTAGCGGTGTTCCGCTCGCGCGGCAATGTCTGCGACGTGCTCCGCCGGCCGCAGCCTTACCGCTAACCGCTTTCTATCCATTCAATCCAAGCCCCGCAATGCGGGGCTTTGTCATTTCTAGAGGACGTAAACATGAAAATTCTCGTATCTGCTGGCCATAGCAATGTTGATCCGGGCGCAGTGGCTAATGGCTATCGTGAAGCCGACATAGCCGCCGAATTCCGCAACCTAGTTGCGCACGAACTGCGCCAGGCCGGCGCGGACGTGCTGACCGATGGCGAAGGCAAAGACAACAAGCCGCTGTCGGAGGCGGTGAAGCTGGCCGGCGGTGTCGGTCTGGCTGTTGAGTTCCATTGCAATGCCGCAGTAAACCCGCAAGCGCGCGGCGTGGAGTCCATCTCGCTGCCGGGTAAGCGTGACGTCAGCCGGCGCATCAGCGCCGCCATAGCCGCCGTGCTGGGCAGTCCGCTGCGGGGTGAGCAGGGTTGGATAGACCAAAGCAAAACCCCGCGTGGCCGGCTCGCATTCGTCAATGCCGGCGGCGTGATCGTCGAATTGTTTTTCATCAGCAATCCGGTGGAGCTGGCGGCATACCAGACTAAAAAAATGGATCTGGCGCGGGCGGTAGCGGCGGTGTTGCTGGAGGCCCGCTAATGCGTGCGCTACTGCTCAAGGCGCTGGCCGTTCTGGCGGCGCTGGCGCTTGCCTGGTGGCTGGGCTGGGACGCGCGTGGCGACGCTGAGCAGCGCAAGCAGGCTGGCCGCGAACTAACCGCAGCGCGCCAGGCGCTGGCCAGCTTCGCCGCCGAGGCCGCGCGCCTGGACGGCCTGGCCGGGCGCATCCAGCAACAAGCCGACGCCCTGGCGGGTAAAACTCAAACTCGAATCGTGGAGTATCGAACGCATGAAAAACTGGTTCCCTTGCCTGCTGATTGTCGTATTGATGCTGAGCGGCTGCGCCAGCTCGCCGCCGGCGTTGCCGATGTCAACGCGGCCATCGCTGCCGCACAATCTGACCGCGCCAGCGCCGCAGATAGACCCGTCGCTAACTGACAACTGGGATGATCTGGCCGTGAGTTACTTGCAGCTGGCGCGGCAGTATGGGCAATGCGTGTTGAGGGAGCGGGCTCTGGTTGATGTGATAGAAAGTGAGAAAAAATGAACTTTGTCAACTGATGGAGGACCTATAGTGTAGGCATACTTGCAGTGGAAGCTGAGTACGGTCGATGAAACTATGGTGTATGCATGATGCAACATCATATGTGGCAAGTGCGCATAATTGCTTGTTGGCTAGAGTATGTAAGTCCATACTCTGATGGCTGAATCGAGCGATTTCTGTGGAAGTTGATGTTTTGATTGGCCTTTTTGTTTACAGCAGCGTCTTGTTGCAGTAGCATTGACCGTTTTGTGTTATTTGACCGAGTGGAGATTATCATGGCAGCGAAGCCAAGAGTGTTTGAACGTACCCCTGTATTAAGCCAGGGTGCGAGTCAGCGGCTGGTTAGTGCTGTTCAGAACAATCGGCTGTCTGAGTCGCGTCAAAATGATCTAACAAAGTACGCCCAGCTTGCTCAGCAAGCGTTTGTAAAGGGTGGTGACTATAGCAAGTAGATCATTGAGAAAATGGTTTTCATGATGTTTTCATGATTACACCAGTGTCTTTTTTTTGTAAAATGGCCAGTCTTGCCTATGTAGCGGACTGGCCATTATGTCGTTTGATTTTGTTTTCGTGCCTGTAATTGGAGCTAATGATGCTCAATTAGCTGGTTTCTCTTGTGGAAATGCGTCGTTGGATGAGTTCCTCAAGCGAGAAGCGAGAGACTATGCTGAGCATGGCATTACTACAACTACAGTAGTGTGGGTTGAGGGTGACATGGCCAGCCCATCTGCATTTTTCTCTCTGTCCAATGATGTTGTTAGACTGACTGGGGGTGAGGCAGGGGAGTTGGGCTTGCCTTTCATGCCTGTCACGAGGGACTTCCCTGCGGTCAAATTGACAAAGTTTGCCGTGTCTCTAGCATATCAAAGAACTGGTCTTGGACGTGAACTGATGAAGTATATTGAGGGTATGGTGTTTGCAGCAAAGGGAATGTCTGCTGTGAGACTTCTTACACTTGATTCATTGCCAGAAGAACGTGTTCTAAGTTTCTATACAAGTAATGGCTTCGCTAGGTGTGAGCATGAAGAGAGGCAAAAAAGGCAGCAGAAAAATCGTCAATCAATCCTAATGTTTAAGGACTTGTATGTTGCGCCTTGATGGAGTGATTTGTGGTTGAATTGGTCCATGCTTGGAGCAAGGCTGAGCGAAGCCCGTCGATCAAGGCGGGCTTTTTTGTTGGCGAGAATGGTTTTTCCAGTATAGCTAATTTTTCAAGGCCGTAGAATCATCCCGGTGAGCCACCCCTGCAAAGTGTACAATGTCATATTTTTGTGAACACAAGGGGCCTTTGTATGGAAATTGTTTGTTTACCTATTACTTATGATGGGAAGTCCGCTGAAGAGCATAAGATGGACTTGTTTGCTCTTGGAGGATCGATACAAGGCGTGGCTCGTATTCTGGCGGTGGTTTCTCACTTTTGCGTAACTGGGGGGGAGTATGCTAAACAGTTTGGAACTCACTCTGTTAAAGTCTACGCTAAAGAGGCTGAAGCTAAGTGCTTTGAGTTGCCAGTTCTCATTGAGTTTGCAAAGCAAAGTCAGATTTTCAGTGGATTTGCCGGCAGCTTATTAGGTGTAATTGTTACCTACGTTGTGACTAGGGCAAGTGGAAATCGTGAAGAAATGAAACTTTTAAGTGAACGGTTGGAGCAGGCTATTCAGGAGCTGGGCAATCGTGATCAAAAAACTGTAGACCGCCTATTGTCGACGATTGACAGAATGGCTGATTCCCTGCGCCCATCAGTTCGTTCTGCTGTAGAGCCGGTTGGGGTGGAGTGTAATACTCTGACAATAGGACATAAGGCGGAGAAAAATGTAGTTGTTGTTGACAAGCCGATGAGAGACGCAATTCTATCGGCAGACGAAGATGCTCAGTTGACAGGGATTCAAGACTGGGAAGTCATTTTTACTGAGCTAGATAAAGAGGCGCAAGCTGGTAAGGTGCGTATCGTGGGGGATGATTCAGGTTCAAGGATACGTGCGGATGTAACAGACCCTGCTTTTGTTTTGCCTAACAATCGATACTTAGAGAGCTTGGCTCATGGGATACCTATTGTTGTCAAGGCTAAGGCAATTGTGAAGAATGGTGAGATAGATCGTCTTTATGTTAGTGACGCTGTTTAG